ATCATCACTTGTAGCCGGCTGAATCAGTACATTTTCAACGTTAATGGAAGTTTCTTGCATTATAGGGTTGCCAAATGGGTCACTTTGCCCACTATCAACCAGATTAATCAGTTTAACTGTAATTCCTTTAATCATAGCATTTCAATAACTCCTATTCGTTGTTTTCTCAACCCTAATCTTGCAAGTTCACTCTTTTTGATAAACAGGCCGCCGCCCGGAACAAGATAGGTTCCAGAATATGAATATCCCATTGCTGACTGACTGCTTTGTATCATTGGCTCTGCATTTGTTGATGTCATCAGAGTTCTTGCAACAACATCGACAACCACTGATTTGACTACTGAAGGTAGTATTTTGCCATCCGTAATCATCTGATCTAAATCTTTTCCTACGTTTTTAGCTTCCTGTCTTAAAGAATCAGAAATGACAGGCAGCAGTGCCTCAGCCCTTTCCCTTTCTTCATTTGACATAACACGCCATAAACTTTCAATATCTTCAATTGTTGCAAATTCACTCATAATATCACCTCATCAGATTATAAAGTTCACTCTTGTTGGCTCTTGGATTATATTCAACACCCATTGAGTCCAACTCAGCCATAATTTCCTTTTTTGTCATTTCATCAATGGTTTTAACTGGATTTTCTACAATTTCAATAACTGGTTCAACAGCCTTTTTTTCTTCAATTACAGGAACCCAGTTTTCGCCACCAATTACACTGGAGCTGTCAATAACAGCCCCAGTCTTGATATTTCTGTACTTCATTATACTTTGACTATTTTGTTATTCCTCAGAGATTACAGCAACAGTCTTCGCAGCTGGCATATCGTAACCACCGATATCAGCAATCTGTAATGAAATATTACCGCTCTTAGTTGGTGTAATTGCCAGACTCCAGTTCTTATTAGAACCGGTCAATGCGCCTTTTGTTGCTTTTCCAGTACTATCAGTCAATGTGATGTGTTCAGCTTTCAAACCATAAATATCAACGTTAAATGCTAAATCAATTTTAGTTGATGGAGTTGAACCAGCTGTTCCATCTGGTGTAGCTGTAAAGGTAACTGTTTCAGGGTCAACAATTCTTGCAAATACTTCACCATCAAAGATGCCCCAGCCAATAAACATTTCAGCTCTTAAATAAGCCTGATTATACTGCTTCAGGTCCTTACCAGTTCCGTCTGGGTCACCATACTCAATGACTTCAAATCTGACGTCACCAGCATAGCCCCATTTAAAAGCGTTAGCAAAGTCACCAACAATTGCTTTATTTGTTCCGGTGTCAGAAACAGTTCTGTTGATGTCAACTGGCAAACCATTTACTTTTTCTGGATTCGCACCCCAAGCTAATTCTGGGAACTGCTTGACTCCGTTTACTTTTAACTCAGCTAATGCTGAACTGAAAGCTGGAGCCATTGCCAAACCGGTGACTGCTCCATCTGAAGCCTGTACCAGCTTAACTGCACTTTCCATATTTGTATCTGGGTCACTTGAAGTGTAGGTAACCAGATTCTTAACTTTATCTTTAAAGTTGTTTTCACCGATTACGGTTGAAGCTGTCATCGTTCTTGGATTCACACCGTGGAAGGCCATCAGGTCTAACCCACGTGCTGCTTTCCTTGCGAAACCATCATTGAACGCCTTCAGAATGTCGATTTTCTTTTCATCAGCGGCATATAAAAACTCATCAGATACTCTTGCGCCATATTCAATTTTTAATGGAAGAGTAGTAACTGGTTCAATACTTACACCACCGTGTGTTTTTTGTCCACCCTCTGCGACAATAGCAACTTCTGAATCCATTGTAAACGTGAATTCTTTCTGTCCGCTGAATAAAATTGGCTCACTTGCTGCTAATTTAGCTAATGAACTCTTTCCTCTGACTTTGTTTACTAAATCAGTAACTAATACTGGATCAAACAAAGTTCCTTTTTCTAATACTGCCATATTTTAAATACTCCTTTACTTTTTTAAGTTTGCAAGCATATTCTGGTATGCTTGGTTTTTCCCATCCGTAGGTACTTCTGGGTTTGCTAAAGGTGCTACCGGTTTACTTGCTCCAATTGCCTTAAATAGCAATTCAGCATCTTTTCTAATTTCTTCCTCAGTCTCACCTTTTAATCGATTAGCCATCTCAAATGGCAATCCAACTTCAAGAGCAATCCTATTTTTTACCGAGTTGGCCTCGTAGCCCTTGATTTTCAAATCCTTTTCGGCAATCTGCTTTTCATATTCGGCTAACTTGCTTGCACTTTCTGTTGCAGACTGGCCTAATTTCTGGTTTGCACTTTCAAGATCGCCTACTTTTTTCTTCAACTGTTCATAATCGGCGAAATTCTTTTCGATGCTTTCCTTCTGGCGAGCTAAACGCTCCTTAAGGATAGCGTTTAACTCTTCTTGTGTGTTAATTGGTTTAAATTCTTCTGACATTGATATGTCTCCTTTCCCTATTTTCAATCCGCATAGTTGCGTAATATAAAACAGGTTAGTAACTTATAACCTGCTTTCTTCTCTCTTTTGTCTTTTCAGCACTCCAATAGGCAAAAATAGCACTTTCCATCAGCGCTATTTCTATGTTTGAATTTAACGATTTATAGCCAAACCCACCACTTGAGCCAATGGCTCGTTTGTCGCAGTTGCTGACTGCCTGAGTCAGTGATGGCTGTCCGTTATGCCTCAATTTATCAGTATCAATGCCATTTGTGAATGTGGCATTGGCCGCTATGACTTCCTTTACGGTTGGGAATACCGGTTTTCTTAATCCGGCATCTTCCATTGCTGCGGCTAAAATATCTTGGCCATTAGCACCATCAACAACTACATTCTGCCAATCAGCGTTTTGCAAGAATCTGATAATCCAGCCTGTGCCATTTCTAACTGACTGACAGTCAATAGATTCAACAAATATCTTGTCATTGGTTGTCTTAACCGCAATACTCATAGCCACATTGGTGTTATCAGCGCCATACTTGATACCTACATAAAGCTTACCTTTAAACGTAGGAAGTTCAGTAATTTTAAGACTGTTCCACGTTGCTTCACTGATAGCTGATTTAAGTGAGTAGCTGATCCAGTAACCCAGTCTCTGAATATTGAAATCAACATCATCATTGCCTATTTCATCTAAAATCTTTCTTTCAGACAGAATAATACCTAAGCTTGGATTTGTTTCATACCACCATTTTTTATCACGAGGTGATTTCTGCTCTTCAACCGACCACTCCACCCATCCAGTATTGATAGATTCACCACTTAAAGCTGCTTCTCTCAATTTTGTAAAAACTGTTCCTGAACTGTCTGGTGTCGGTGGTGTTCCACAGAATATTGTCTGTGGATTAGGGCTATCTGATACAACATATTTCAAAGCACTTTCTTGGTCATCCTGATACTCCTGAGCTTCGTCTATTACCAGCAAGTCAAAGCCTTCGCCAAGCCCGCTCTTGCTTGTACGGGTCCTGAATTCAATCTTGCCACCATTTTCAATTTGGATATGTTCTTTTCCGTAAGCTCTATATGATGACACTATTTTAATATCCGCCAGTTCAAGCAAGTCATAAAGCCTTTCCCAAGCCATATGAGATGTTGTTGTTCGGTGAGCTGTATGAAGTATATTCTCACCATTGACAAGTCCATACATTTCCCTGATGGCTACAATTTCATTTTTCCCATTTCTACGTGGTACTGAATAGCCGAACTTGGTATGAACAAACAGACCATCATCATTCAGCGCCAGCAAATCGTACAAAATTAAAGACTGCCACTCCTGAGCAGTCTTGTTTGTCTTATGGTATAAATCTATAGCTGCTTGGCCATCAGTTCTATCGTAGGGAAGTATCAGACTCCTGGTGGGTGTTTGCCTTCCTTTTTTAGACATAATGCACCACCTTTATATAAATGGGGTAATGTCTTTTACACTCTTTAAAAACTCTTTTGCTTTACTTATGAACGAATTGTCACACAGGTAATCAATTCCTCTTGGAGTTATTCTGCAATAAGGCAACTGATCATTTAAATAGTAACCATTGCCAACTCTTATATTGTTTAATCCTTCGATATAACCCTCGTTAACCAGGTTTTCAATGATATATAACCAATATGTATGATTTATGTTAAATAAAGCACCATCACATAATAGATACTCTTTTTCTGGGTTTTCACCTTTTTTAAGGCAGCTGTACAGATATGCCAGTATCTTATATACGATTACATGATAATCATCTTTTTCCATAATATCATCCTTTCCAAATAAAAACCGCTTTATTCAGCGGTTAGTTTAATCACAGTTTATAGCCATTTCTGGTCGCCTTCTTCGGCTTGGCAATATCTAAATCTTTCATTCTTAATTCAAGCAGTTTTTCTCTTGTTTTACCACTTAAACTAATTTTGCTTTGACTCCGAATTCTAACCTTCTTTTTAATTCTTCATTATCAACCGGCTTTCTACTTTTGACATCAACCGCCTTACCTTTTCTGGGAGCGTAAACAATAAGACATTTACAGTTTTTATGCCTTCGCCAAACATCATTGCCAGTATCTTTGACATCTTCATATTTGTAAGTACCTTCTAAACTCTGACACCATTTACAACAATCATATTTAGCCAATCTTGTCACTTTTGGCTCAAGTCCAGACTTCCATTGAAAATCAGCATTTGCTCTTACTGCTTCATCAACTGTACTTTGATAGAAGTTATCAGTATATGCTGGATATGCCTGTTTAAATGAGTTTAAATCTCTTTGTGCCATATCCCATACAATACTATGCGCTCTGTCATCATCATATTTCGGAGCTATTGCCTTTAATCCAATATTGGCATTCTTATTCATTTCAGTTTGAGCAATAACACAGGCATCAGCTATCAGCTTATAGTCACTTTCTAAAATTTCACTTAATACTTCATTTAAAATATCATAACTCAATGTTCCAAATTCATTAATCAGTGAATCATCGAAATTGTTTATAACAGCTTTGGAACTTTTTTCAGCAATCTCAACAGCATAACTTTGTACCTGCTTGTAATCGCTGAAGTTTTCCTTTTCCTTAAACCTTTTTCTAAACTCTTCTTTGATTTTTTCCAGTAATTCTTTAGCATCCATTAACTGCCACCTTCAATGCCGGTTAAATCACGTAGGTTTTCTTCATTGAAATATCCTGGTACTGCTTGATTAATCTTGATAGCAGCATCACCGATTAAAGAGAGAGTTGAATTGCTTGGTTCAAATACTGGCTCATATTTTGGTTTAGTTAGGAACATCATTTCTCTTGTGTAGTTGTAGTTGTCACGTAAACATGCTGCCAGAAAGCCAACGTTCAGGAAACAGCTGCCAAATACCTTTTGGGCTTTTCTTGCTTCAAGTCTTAGATTTTCATGCGCTGCAGCAATAGCTTCAGCACTTGATGGATTATCGGTTACAAATCCCAGGTCATCTAAGGTTAAACCAGTTTCACCGGCAAATAACGATGCAAACATTTTCAGCTGCTCATTATGAGGTTGCATTGACTGTTGAGTGAACTGGCCCAGTCTTGGCTCATTTCCTTCATCAGAAGCACTGATTTCAATTAAGGTAGAAATAGAAGCTTTCCACTTTTCCATCCTTTCAGCACTTGGATCAGTACCGACTACCCATTTTTGTGGAAATG